GCATTATTTTAGAGATTTCATCAGGGTGTTTTTGGGATAAGTTAGTATAAAAATCATTTTTTACACTTCCACTTTTAACCTGTGTGTTATCTTTGTGTCCATACTTTTCTTGAAATACTATTTCATCAGCTTTCCACTTCTGATAGCTATTTTCCAACTCTTCATCTTCTCCACCATCTACCCAGTTGTTAACTCTATTTATTATATCATCTAAACTAGGCTGCTCTTGTGTAGCATAACATAAACAATTAGGATGTGATATTGGGTACTCCTCTATAGGAAACACCCCTCTACCTAGGTTATAGCCGTCTTGGTTGGCATATACATCGCATATATCTTCCCCCCAACGCTTAACCTGTCTTTCATAATGGCTACTTGATAAGTTCCACCTCATACCCTTACAAAATACATTTTCTTTAGCATTGTTTCTATCAGTTTCATTAGCTATATGCGTTAAAGATGTTCTTGCTAGCCTTTGGGCCTGATATGATATATTTCTATCCATACCACTAACTATAGTACTTGCTTTTGTCATTTGTGTAGGGTTTACATAGTTATCTAGCTTCTTTGCCAACTCCCTAGAATTGGCCCCTTTTGCTATGTTACTAGAAATTAGTGTCTTTATATCATCGCAGTTCTTTTTTGACTTTTCCCATATCCTATCACTTAAAGACTTCCCATCATCGTATAAGCCTCCTGCCAAGAAATTATTTACATACTTATAATTAAGATCTCGTAAATATCCATTGGCTATAGTAGATATATGAGGGGGATATATTAGTTCATTAAACAAAGTTTGTACTCCTGTAGTTACTTCTACAGTAGCGTATATTCCCGACTCAATAGCTTGTGTAAGCCTTTCATTTAATGTAGTAACCATATCATCTAAGTCAGCATATATATTTTCATAATAAGCCGTCTGTAGGTTTCTACGTTCATTTTCTTTTATCTTACTAGCTATACTCTTAGTTGCCTCTTTATAAGCCTTTAAAACTTCTATTTCGGTTATAAACCTAATACGTGATAGTTTCTTCCTAGATGCCTTTACAAGCTTTAAATATTCATCAGCCATATAAAAACACCTCTATTACTCTTCTAGGTTGGTATTTTGTTCTTTTGACAACTGCCTTGATATTGGATCCATTGTTGACTCATTAATCATCTGATTATCTTCTATAATCTCTCTAAACAACTCCTCATAATCTTCATCACTTCCATAGTCTTTTATATATGATCTGTGAGATCTAACGTCGGCTGCAACTTCTTCCATAGCCAACCTCTTCGCATCCTCTTCATCGTCAGGAATAGGGTAGTTCTTTTTCAAAATCATAGAAAACTCAAGGTTTAAAAAGTTTTTATCAAAATCATCATAACAATTAAGCTGGTCGCATGATTGAATAATTAGATTTATTAGCTTAAATATTCCACTTTCCCAATCTTGCCACTTCTCCTCACACCTGGCGATTAAGTCATTGTATATAAATTTCAATGCCTTTGCAGATGGTATTTCTTTTAATGCGTCTTTCCTTGGAATAGCTAACTTATCACCCATTGAATTTCTAAGGCTATCTAAAAACTCTTTTACAGGTTCTGCATTTGTAAAGTTACTTTCAACTATCTTAACTTGTGCCTGCCTTCCGTCATCTTTGGATTGTAACTCTGTGCCAATGGCAATTATTGAACCAGGGGCAACTGTAATGTTATTAACATCTTCTGGGTCACCATCAATAATGGTAGTAGCACCAAACATATTAAACCTTAATGCATCTGCAAAGTCGGATAATCTCCTGTTATACTGGTCTTGTAGGCTCTTTAACTGCTGTATATCACTGACTCCATTAGGGTTAAATAAATCTCTTTCATTAAAGAATAATACCGCTGGTATTCTATCGTATATGGTCCTCTGTGGCATTTGTTCGCCCCCTATAGGGTTTTGAGTATCGTTGCTATAGAAATGTTCCTTTAATAGCATACAACACTTGTCAGAGCCATCTATGTTACTTTCTAGGTAATAAGTATATCTAGCAAATATATGTTCTTTCTGTTCTTGATCATACCCTATATATGTTACTAGTTTTAGGGTATCTAAATCCCCTTGGCTATCAAGTGTATAATTAAAATCGCATACATCATGCGAATGTATTTTCACTGGTCCGCCCTCGTTGGCCTCTAACCTTACTAGTATTTTCCTCGTTATGCTGGCTAGTTTAAAATTCTTTAACATATTGGGCCAAAACGAATTACTATCTAATATACCGTCAATAAACAGCCTAAACTGTTCTAGTTTTTCCTTTTCTCCCTTGCTATTACCTCCAATATTATTATCATTTAGTTTGAATAATAAATCAGGGGCTTTACCTAGGAAGAATCTAGCCTGTTTCTTTATCAGTTCCTGCGTTATATTATCTATAACTTGACTAGGTATATAATCTAGATTATCTTCAATAAACCAACTTTGACCTAGCATTCTTTTATTAGTCTTATCTGTATAGGCTTTTACTTGTTCGCTAGTAAAGGCCCCATGATAAAACATATAATCCTCTTTTATGCTAGCTAGTTCCTGTTTTTCCTCCGAGGTAAGTCCTAGGAGATTTAACTTAATTTCATCTTTATTTATTTCTTTTTTGATGTTTTTCACATCTGCCAATTAAAACACCCCCTCGGCCTTAGAATATTTCATAGCCATTTTGGACTTAGTTTGTTTCTGGTTAATACTTAGTCCTCGGCCTATCTTCTGTAATTCGGCACTATACGTCGCTAACTTACCATTAAATATTATGGTATGTACAAAATATCTTATAGCATCCATACAATGGTCATATTCTTTGGTAGGCTTGTCTTCACCTCTAGACATAGCCTTTTCATCCCATATATAAGTTGAAAACTCTTTAAAGGTATTTATACATGTATTACTAAAGGCTATTAGTTTATTAGATAGTGCTGTAGCAACATTTCTAATCCCATCCTCAACATTATTTTTAGCTTTCCTTACTTTATATTTGCCTTTTTCTCTTATCAACTGGATAAAAGAAGCGGCCGATGGGTCAACTATTATTCTTTCAGGAATTACACCATCTAACCACCGCACTAAGTCTTTATAGTATATATTATCGGACTTTTGTTTTTCTTTTTCACGTCCACTATAATAGTACTCCTTAATACAATGGTACATATTTTCTACTTTCCCCCATAGTAAATAGACCATAGCATTTTGAGTACCATAGTCCACACTTACATAGTATTTATCATATCGGGTTAAAAGCTTGTTTAGGATGTGAGTACTTTTGCTAAACATATCATATATAACACCCTCGGCCTGTACCCATAGACCTTTAACGTATCTTAACTTAAAGACCCCTTGATATAGGGCTTCGTACCTTTTCTTCACCTTTTCACTAAGGGATAAATTATCATCCATAGTAAAGTGTAGCCTATATATCATCTTTTCCTTAGCCTTGTCTATAAAGTCAGTCTTTAGCCAATGGAAAGCCCCTCCAGGGTTACAGTTTAACCATATCTTAGACCCCTCAATAGAACATCTAGCAATCATCTGCTCTATAAAGTTTCTAGGGAATAGTGCAGCCTCGTCAGCTAATGCCCCTGCGGCCGTTAACCCCTGTAGTTTATCCTGTGACGCTTCATTATTAGCATCATACATATAATATATATTAGTATCTATAACTAGATAATTTTCAGACCTATTATATTCATACTTCCAACCCCAAGCATTTAATATTTCTTTCATAGGCTCTATTACATTCTTCTTTAGTGAACCTATTGTCTTGCCGGCTATTATAAAGTTCTCACCCTCAAACATAGTTTGACTATACTGTAAGAATCCACATATCATCGCTATTGTTTTGCCGGATCTAACTGCCCCATCTGCTATTATCATGTCGCATATAGAAGCACTAGCCACCGGCCTCCACCAGTTCATTAATTGATTTTGTTTTTTTGAAAACGGCTTAAATATAAACTTTTTATTTTCTCTTTTTTTCTTAATCTTTGCCATCCTCATCATCCTCATTATCGTAAACTACATCATAATTAAATGTATTTTCATTTATTCCCTGGCTATTTTCAACTTCCTTACCATATTCATCAGGGTTAAAATCATCAAATAAGCCATTATCAAAATTATTGCTAGTAGCTTGTAGGAAACTTTTGATATTTTCATCCTGCCCTACATTATCCTCTATGCCTAGTACCTTTATCCTTTCAAGGTCTAGTTTTTCTTTAGCAATATCCAATAACTCTCTTTCATGCTTTATCTTCGCCATCTCACTTATAACCTTGGCCCGTTGCTTTTGTATTCTGGTTAATTCACTCTCATACTTATTAATCAACTCAAATGCGTATACGGTCCTCGTGTTTATTTCCTTAGCCTCTTCCTTGAAGTCCAGTGTATTAATTGTGCCTTTATGGAACGTTTCTGTAGCCCTTCTGTCGGCACCCACAACAATTAAATCCTTATCGCTATTTCTAAGGGTATTTATAAGCCTCATATACTTAAATTCTCTAACTGTTAGGATATCTTTTTCTCTCTCTAGTTCCATTAACTCGTCATATCGGTTAGCGTCACTAATTAAATCTATTTCCTCTTCTGTCATGGTTGAGTACATGATTCGCTCGTATGCACCATGTTTTACAGCTAATTTATTATTGTCCAATGCCGGTACTCTCTTAGTTTTTGTTTTCTTGGGTGATGCCTTGTTCTTTGTTGCAACAGCTTTTTTGTTTGTTGCAACATTATTTTTGTTGCCTAATTTTTCATCTTTCCATTTTTCCCTCGAAATCCAAGAGCGTAACGTGCCATGTGAAATATTAAGCTTTTCGGATATTTCCCTTGGTTTTACACCTTGGATAAATAATTTTTTAGCTTTTATTTTTTCATTTGCCACACCACCACCTCTTTTTATTTACATCGTTTTTTATATTTATATAGTTATATTTAGTATTTTTCACCTTTATACATTTGAGCCCCACGCTTTTTTATCTCACTAAATGGTATTTCCGGAACAGTCAACTTCTTACGATATTGCTTATCAATAAAATAGATATACCTCAACTGAAACCCCGTTAATATTTCAGCCCCTGTTACCTCTATTATCTTTTTAAAATTGTAAGATCCACCTGTTATATCATATGCAGATTTATTCCCTAATACGCTAAATTTCTTTGTTGGATTAGATTCAAACGTCATTTTATGATAGACTTCTCCATTTTTAAATCTTGCTAAATTATGATTTTCTTTTATATCTGTTAAAACAAAATTAGAGGCCCTGTATATTGTTCCATCTCCACATTGTGTAGCATCTGCAAAAGATATAATCCATTTAATTTGAGGTGCATTTTTCTTTATTAACTTAATTGTTTGTGATATACAATATGATTCTGCATTTCTAGGTAGGTAATCATCAAATGCCATTCTGTTTAGTTCTAAAAATCCATTCCACTCAGTATCTTTAACTAGTTGAATTATTTTTGATTTATCTAATGAATTACCATAAGATAAAACCCCATGTAATTTTTTATCTAAAAAAGCTCCAAAATGCAGTGTACTGTTATTAACAACTTTCCCTGAATAATGATGTTTTTTAATAAATGCATTTGCTATCTTTGAGGGGATTACTTTAATTTCTATTTCCTTAGCTCTTCCCATTGACAAATCACCCCATATAATTTATTTCCATTTGTATTAGTATTAGAATATTTTTCAACATTCTCTAGGTCTATACTTTCCATAGCCTCTAGTATTTTATTCTGTTGTTCCACATGTAGAGTAAAATTCATTGTTCTAATTTCGCTCTGCCCCCCCTCAGGTAAATCGAAATCAGTATTAAAATCATCTACATCAAACTCATCCTCAGGAAAATCAAATAAACTCATATCTATGCTGCCACCTATCTCGGCTAGTTCTTTTGACAAAGCATTG